GCTGATGTGGATGGGCACCGGGAAGCCGGCCCGGGCGCCCAGGAAGGTGCGGACGCGCTCCAGCATTTCGGCGGTGAGGCGCAGCTGCTCGATCACGGCTGCGGGCGGCGTGTTGTCGATGCCCAGGCGCAGCGCGGTGTCGCTGCGGGTGAATTCGTCGAGGGTGAAGTGGTCGGTCAGTTGCACGGCGGTCGCTCCAAAGAAAAAGCCCGCCGGTGTTTCCACGGGCGGGCCTGGTGGGGGGTGGGGTTGCGGTGGTCTTTCTGCCTGCGGCTTGGGTCAGGGCTTCACGATGCCCAGGCGCTGCATCCATTGCCAGACGGCCAGGCGCCCGGCGCGGTAGCCGTCCTGGCCGAAGGTCGAGACGATGGCGTTTCGGATGTCGACGTCGGTCAGGCCTCGGGCCGCCTTCCATGCGGCCGGCGACTGCGCGATGCGGCGCGCGCAGCAGCCGTGGCACGACGTGTCCGCCAGCCCGGTGTCGGGCTTGGCGCAGTGCGGGCAGTCGGGCTTGAGCTCGATGCGCGGCGGCGGCGCGGGCGAGGCCAGGTCGATCATGGTCAGATTTCCAGCGACACGACGGTGAGGGCCGGGGCCGGGCCGGTGATGGCGTCGCCCTGCACGAAGACGTGCGCATTTACGGCCAGGCCTTGCGGGTTGCGGACGCGGACGGTGCCGGTGGCGCCGGCCAGCTCGACGGTGGCGGTGCCGTCGCTGTGCAGGGCCTGGATCTGGCCAGTCTGCAGCGGGGTGGTGGGCAGCAGGGCCAGCAGGCGCTTGAAGACGTTCGTGCTCATAGGTGGCGCTCCATGACGACGGACTGGCGGACCTTCGGCCCGGTCTGGCGGACGGTGACGCCGCGCACCATGCCGCGCCACGTCTCGGTCGGCTCGATCACTTCCACGAGCTGGTTGGTGTCCAGCACGCCTGGCAGCGTGCCGCCGGTGAGGATCGGAAGGTCGAGGGTGATCGTGGCCTGCGGGCCGGCGGCGCCCAGGATGGCCGAGCCGCGCTGCAGGACGGCTTCCTGTGCGGTGGCCAGCGCGTCGGTGACCATGGGCGCCGGAAGGTCGCCGGCCGTGCCGGCGCGCGTGATGATGCCCAGCACGCCCTGGCTCGCGCCGCTGACGATGGCGCGGTTGTAGGCGGGCGAGTCGCGCCGCTCGTAGGACTCGCGCAGGACGGCCGCCAGGGGCAGCTGCACGTCGGGCGCGATGGCGCCGCCGTACCACTCCCAGGGCAGCAGCGGGTATCGGCGCTCGATTTGCAGGGTGGCGGCCGTCTTGTGGCTCTTGACCACGGCGCCGATGGACTCGGCCACGCGCAGCACGGCAGAAAGCGGGGTGCCCTGGTGGCTCCATGCGCCGGCCGGCACCAGCCAGTCGTCGAGGTTCCAGTCGGCCGCGATGCCGGTCAGGTCGAGGGCCTGGGCGACGATCTGGGCGGCCAGGATCTGGTTGGTGTTCGTCCACGTCTGTTCCGGCGCCCAGGGTGCGCCGATCAGCGCGGGCACGCTGCGGCCGGATACTCGAGTACGGGTCTGCGGCCAGGTCCGGTCGCGGCTCAGCCCCTCGATCACGAAGACCCAGGACGTGCCGTCGATCGTGATGCGCACCTGGGCGGGCTCGCCGGCCGACGGCGCCAGGATCTCCATGAGGTCGGCGCTGCCGGTGGCGGACAGGGTCCAGCAGAAGGAGTCCGCGTCGGTGCTCATGGTCAGGTCCAGCAGCGTGATGGGCTGCAGGCCGGGCCAGGTGGTGGCGGTGACGGTGTGAACGGCCATGTAGACCTCGCGGAAAGGAATGACCAGGTCGCCTGGCAGGTCGAAGTCGCGGCACTTGAAGACCAGCGACGTCGAGGGAAAGAAGGCCGTGGCGAAAAGAAGGTCGACGGCCAGGCCGGCGGGCGGGGTGTAGCAGGGCTGGACGACGGGCGGCTCGATGATCGGCGGGACGAAGATCCCGGGCGGCGGCCGGCGGCCCTGGTGCCAGGGGTAGGTCTGCGGGATCCATTGCCGCGCGCCGGTCTTGGCCCGGGCGATCAGCTCGCGCGTGAGGCGCCGGGCTTCGGCCCAGCCGGCCTGCTCGCTCGGCCGGATGGTGCGCAGCATGTCGGCGTGTGCCGTCGCGGTCTGGGCGCGCCGCTGGATGCCGTCGCGCCAGGTGCCGCCGGCCTGCGGCCGGATGCCGCGCAGCGTGTCGTCATGCGGCGCGCTGGCCTGGGCGCGGTGGCTGACGCCTTCGGCCCAGGGTGCGGACCGGGCGTGCTGCGCGGTGGCGCCGGGGTCGAGGGAGACGCCAAGCTCTTTGCGCAGCAGCTCGGCGGGCGCCCATGGCAGCGAGTCGGACACGACGGCCCGGGCGCCGCGGCCCCATGCATCGCTCGTGCCGTTCTGGCGGGTGATGCCCTGGTTGCGCCAGGCGCCGGCCGCGCCTGCGTAGATCCGCTGGGCGTTGTTGTTGTCGTAGCTGGCGGCCATGGCCACGACGGGCAGCGGCAGGCCGACGGTCAGGGTGCCGGTCTGCTTGGAGGTCTGGACGTCGAGGGCGCCGAAGACCAGGTCGACCGGGCGCGCGGTCGGCGATGGCGCCGACTCGATGAAGATCAGGTCGACGGGGTCGGCCATGTCAGAAGCCGATGGCCCCGCCGGTGATGGTGACGGTGCCGCCCGGGAAGCCGGCCAGGGCGTCGAGTTCGATGTGGGCGCCGCTGCTGGTCAGGCCAGCGGTCAGGTCCATGAGCCAGGAACCGTCGGCCCGGGTCATGCGGCCCCAGGTGATGTCCTGCCCGGCGGTGCGCAGGGCGACGATGGGCACGGTCAGGCTCAGGGTCTGGCCGGTGATGGTGCCAGCCGGGCTGGCCAGCGCGGTTTGTGCCTGAACAGCGCCCGTGGGCGTGCCGCCGGCCGGCGGTTGCGTGCCGGTGTAGAACGTGATGACGGCCGCCCCACCCAGGTCGATCTGGGCTTGCACGGCTGCCACCATGGCGGCGAGGACGGAGGTTGCGAACATCGGCCGATCAGACGGGCGTGATGCGGTCCTTGATGACCGCGTTGTAGTTGCCGGTGTGGTCGAAGGCCACGACGTAGAAGAGGCCGGGCCGGATCCGCTCGAAGGTGTAGGCGCCGGTCTGGGCGTCTGACCACGTCTCGCGGATCGGGAGGCCGTTCACGCGGTCGTGCAGCAGCACGCGCCGCGCGGCGGGCACCTGGGGCGGGCCGTTCAGGTAGACCGTGCCGGCGGTAGGGCTCTGAATGCCGGCGATGTCGGCAGACTTGCTGTTAGTCGGAGAACTCCTTGGGTAAATGTCCCGTTAGCCATGACTATTTACCACTCGGAAGTTATGTTGAAAAGTACCCCCCCCGCGTTACCCTGCCCGGCAGTTGGTGCAAATAAATACGAGTCATTGCTCCCAATCCAGTTTGACAGGACTGCGGCAGTCAATGACTTAAGCGCCTCAGCCCCATTTGCGGCGATTGTTGCGAGTGGATATGAAAGTCCTCTCATTTCGCCGCGTATTGGGTAGTTCTGGCCCGAATTGTTCTCTCTGACCAGGATGCTTCTTTCGATTGGCATTCCGCCATCGACAGCGCTAGGGAAACTTCCGCCACAATTGGAGCTAGTTCCACCTGGTGCGGCATTTTCAGCCCTGCCCCATGGGGCCGCCAGGATGCTCCCCCCAAGATGGCTTGAAGGCCTGGCAAGATATATATAATTTGCCTGATCAGGCCTAATACTTAGTAGGTTGTAATTTACACCAGAATCATTTACTCCGCCAATAATGCACCCGTATGCATCGCCCCCGGAACGATATGAACTCACGTCCCCAAAGTAAAATGAATGCAATCCGCCAATTGAATTCCAAGGGTAATTTGCATCGTCGGAAAATAAATATACGGTCTTGCTATCGCCTACCGCCATCCACCGCTTGCCGGACGAATCGTTTGCTCCCTTGCTGATGTGGATTCCGCCGCTTGCTTGCGCAGTTGTCGGGAATGGCCCTGTGTACGTGTCTATATCCGTTGCTGATTCAACCCCGAAGGCTCTTGCATATTGAGGGGCTGCAGCAGTGTCGGCCACGCGCAGCAGCATGGCCGTCGCCTGGGGGTCGGTGCGCTGGTACATGGCGGTATTGGTGCCGCTGTAGGGCTTCGTCCAGCCCAGCGGCGGGCGCTTGGCGGTGATCGTGCCGGTGACCGTGCCAGTGGCCGCCGTGGGGAAGGTGAAGGTGTTCGCGTCGACGACGGTGATGTCGTGCGTGTCGTTGAGGGCCGACACGCTCGCGCCGGCGATGGCGACCTTTCGGCCGCTGGTGAACTGGTGCCCGGTGCACACCACGGTGGCCGTGCCAGATGCGATCGTGATGCTGGTGACGCTCTTCAGGTTGAAGCCGTCGACGAGGATGGCGTCGAGGACGGCGATGAGCGAGCCGGCCGCGTTGTTCAGGGTCGGGGCGTTCAGCTCGTCGAAGGTGTAGTAGATGGGCTTCATGGGGTCAGTCTTCAGGCCGGGTTGTCGATGTCGCCGCGCACGAGGATGGCGAAGGAATCCGCCGTGTCGGTGGGCTGCGACTGCTGGATGACGCGGGCCGCCCAGACGGGTGCCAGGGCGCCGACGGTGTTGATGCGCAGGGCGTTGCCGGTGGCCCAGCCGCCGCCCCAGCCCAGGGCCAGCACGGTGAAGTAGGGCTGCCCGGTGGCCGGGTTGATCGGTGCGAAGTCGGCCGCGGTGCTGCCGCTGCCGATCACGCCCAGGTGCTCACCGATGCACTGGAAGGCCGTGGCGCCGATGAAGCGCAGCGCGAAGCGCTCGGTCACTGCGCCCAGGTTGTTGCAGGTGATCGGGTAGTCGATCGTGTTGTAGGTGGCGCCGGCCTGGTCGCCGATCAGGTCATCGGACCACACGCCGCTCCACGTGCCCTGGTCGAAGACGCTGGACACGCGCGACTGCATGTCACCGATCAGCAGCGCACTCGACACCCAGGAGCCGGGCACCGGGTAGGCGTGCGTGATGGCGCGCGTGAGGTTCAGGCGGCCGGTGATTTGCGCGGCCGACACCAGGGCCGAGTCCTCGATCCGGTGTTCGATGCGCACGGGCTGGCTGTAGCCGGTGACGTTGGTGAAGGTGACGGTGCCGGCGTTCAGGTCGGCGGTGTAGCCGGTGTTGATGGTGCCGCCGTCGTTGCCGATCACGCGGACACGCGACAGGCGGGTGCGCCCGAGGTCGACGGTCTGCGAGTTGGTGACGGTGGCCGGGCTGGTGGTCTGCGTGTTGTGCACCACGGCGACGGTGCCAGCTCGGAAGATGGGCACGCGGCCGTCGGACGGCAGGCGCACCGGGTCGAGGCCCAGGATGTCGGCGTCCAGCGGGATGTAGCTGTAGGCCACGGCGTTGTAGCGCAGGCTGTCGGCCTGCACGCTCAGGCCGTCGACCCAGTTCACGCCGGGGATGCCGAGATACCCGAGGTTGATCTTGCCGGCGCCGGGGTTCAGCGGGTCGGGGGGTGTGGCCGTGTCCTGGCAGAAGCGCAGGATCACGACGCCGGTTTCCACGTCGACCTTGCCCTTGACGTAGGTGCCGATGATGTGGCCCGAGCTGTTCGCCGAGACGCTGAACGTCGTGCCATTGGCCAGCGTGCCGGAGACTTGGAAGCTCGAAGGCTTCAGCGGGGCCTGGGCGGTGCGGAAGATGACGCCGTCGGTGAGCACGTCCTGGCTCGATGCCAGCCCCGGAGACGCGCCGGCCGCCAGCGTGCTGATGAGGCTGGAGGCGCCGGCCGGCCAGTTGCTCATGGACGCCCGGCCGCCCAGCAGGAAGCCGACCACTTCGCCCTCGCCGTTGATCGGGTTCACGTCCTTTACTACCTGGCCGCTGCGCGCCTGGTAGGTGCTGCCGCCGATCTTGAAAGACGCGAAGTACCACGACAGGAAGCCGTAGGCGAAGGACGCGTAGGTGCCGAGCTGCGTGACGTAGGCAGTGCTCAGCAGGACTTGGCCAGTGGTGGAAGCCCCGGAGGTGCCGGCGTATTGGGCGAAGGCGCCCTCGTTGGTGTAGTTGGTCCACCAGGCCCAGGGCGGCTGCGTGGTCTGCGCGCCGGTGAAGTCGCCGCGGATGGTGAAGCCTGTCGTGCGGTTGCTGTTGCCGGTGAAGACGATGTAGACCTCGCCGTCGCCCGCGTCGCCGGTCAGCACGGTCTTGGACCAGTTGCCCTGCGAGCTGACGAAGCCGGTGTTCGCCTTCGTGATGCTGACGGCGCCGCTCGTGTAGTTGACCGTGCCGACGTTGATGGTGCCGGTCAGGTGCTGCACGTAGAGGTTGCCGGCGCCGTCGTCCTGCAGGGTGTAGAGCGAGGTGACGTCGACGTCGCTGCCGGGGTACTGGCGGGTCGGGATGGTGGCCGCGACGGCCAGGCGCACCGATCGGGGCTTGATGGGGCCGCCCGGCAGGGTCCACGTCCATGTGGCGGTGTTGTCGGTGAGCGCGGCGACGGATTCGGCGTGCGCGGTGGCCGTGGTGATGGTGTAGTTCAGCGGCGTGCCGGGCGACGGCATGGCGGCCGGGCTGAAGAGCACGCGGCCGGCGCCGTAGTAGACCGTGCCACTGGCATCGCCCTGCAGCGCGCCGAGGTTGTCGGTGGCGGTGCGGGCCTGGCCATCGTTCCATTCGAGGCTGAGCGAGCCGGGCTCGATCGGGCCGAGGTTCAGCTCGAAGTAGGCGCGCGCCTGGTTGGCCAGGTCTGCGGTGCTGACGGTCTTGCGGTCCTGCGTGGGTGCCCAGGAGTAGATGACCTGGGAGCCGATGTCGGGCAGCGCGCCCATGGTGATGCTGACGGTGCCGGTGCTGAAGTTCAGCGTGCCGGCGCCCAGGCTGGTGTCTGAGCCGGCGATGGCGCCGGTACCGGATTCCTTGAGGACGTACCACCGGCCGCCTGAGAGGTAGCTCACCTGCAGGCTGGCGGGCGCCGGGATCGGCGTCAGCGATACCACCTGGCTGAGGGATTGCGACTGCTGCGACACGGGCACGCCGATCGAGCGCGTGACGATGGTCAGGCTGCCGGCGGCCTGGTAGGTGACGGCATGCGTGCCGCCGACCGACCAGACGTTGGTGGACAGGGACAGGATGCCGTTCTCGTAGTCGATGGTGCCGACGTCCTGGTTGTCGCGCTGCAGCTTGCCGCTCTTGTCGACTACGGTGATGCCGTCGCGCGCGATGCTCAGCGTGCCCGGGGCGATGCCGCCGCCGACGAACATCGGCTGGGTTGTGGTGAAGGCCAGGGTCAGCGACTGCGTGATGGTCTGGCCGCTCGGCGCGATGGCGGCGCTTTGCTGGTTCATGCGCGCGTCGGCGATTGGCGTTTCGACCTGGGCGCTCGGGACCACCTGGCTGAAGATGCTTTCGACGTCGACGCTGAAGTCGTTGATCGCGCCGGCCACGGCCAGGGGCACGATGCCGTAATACTGGGCGGCGTCGGCCACGACGGTTTCGAACAGCTGCGTCTTGTTGGTGTAGTCGACGGTGCTGTCGCGGTAGCTGTCGACGGGCTGGAAGCCGTTGTAGTCGGCGCGCAGCGGGTCGGAGAGTTCGACGGTGACCTCGGTGCGGCGGAAGGTCTGGTCGGCCTGGGTGCTTTCGGGCACGGCGAAGTCGCGGTCGCGCGACGTCACCTGGGTGATGCGGACGTACTGCTCGACCTCGTTGGCGGTGCCGGCGTTGGCGCGCAGGTAGAGGGTGGTGCCGATGCTGGGGATGGCGACGGATGAGCGCTGCAGGATGGTGATCGTGCGCATGCCCTCGATGTGGTCGCCGAACAGCAGGCCGCCGTATTGCGGGCCGCGGGTCAGGTAGGACTCGATGCGGGTTTGTGCCTCGGTGCGGGTGTCGAAGTATTCGCCGGTGCTGAAGAGCACGGCCGACACCGCGGCGTCATCCGGCGCGTCGGAGACAATGACGTTGACGCCGAAGTAGCCGTCGTTGTTGAGCGTGCGCACGGCCGGGAAGACCTTGCGCAGGTTGACGCGGCCCAGGGTGCGGTCGAGTTCGTTGATGTCGGGGAAGAGGTTGTTGCTCTGCCCGTCGACGATTTCGGTGCCGGTGGCAGCGCCGCCGCCTTCGGGCACGTCGGCGAGCACCTGGCTCGCCATGATCTTGATGTCGCCTTGCAGGATGGTCATGGTCAGATTTCGATGAAGCGGAGGGTGACGCGGCAGGGGTCGGAGCCCAGCGGGTCGGCGTAGTCGACGACGGGCTGGTATTCGACGGCGGTGCGCTCGTGGTCGAAGATGACGGTGCGGGTGACGCCTCGAAGCACGAGGTCGAATTCAGCGCCTGGGATGTCGCGCCAGGCGGCGAGCTGTTCGGCGTCCTGTCGGGCGATCCAGCCGAAGTCCTCGCCGCTTTCCAGCGTGATCTGTCGGCCGCCGGTGGCTGCGGCCACGTCGACGTGCAGGGAGCCGGTGATCGATCGCTCGGTCGATTGCTGCACGGCCGACCACGAGAATTCGTCCGCCCACTGCAGGTGGTCGGATAGCGTGACGGTCGTGCCGGCGCGGGTGAGCGTGGTCATGGGGATCAGCCGCCGGTGGCGGCGCGGGCTTGTTCAAGGACGGCCAGCAGGTTGTCGGCGCCGGCCTCGGTGGTGGGCACGGTGACGGTGCGGCCCCCCAGCGTGAGGTTCACATTGACCGTCCGGGAGGACGGCGCGGGCGCCGGAGTGGGCGCCGTGGGCGTGCTGGTTGGGGTGATTCTGCCGCCAGTCGGGCTGTTGTTGCGGCGGTTTTCGCGGGCCTGCAGGCCGGCCAGTTGTTCCTGTGCACGGCGAGAAATGGCGGCCATTTCCTCCATGCTGCGCAGGCCGTCCAGCGAGATTGCGCCGGGGCCCACGCTGCTGTTCAGCAGCTGGTTCTGCTGCACGGCCGCGGCCAGCGATTCGACCAGCTTGGCATCGTCGGCGGTGAGCGTGCCGGCTTCGAGCTTCTGGCGCACGGTGAAGAAGCCGCCCGCATCGACGGCGTTCTGGCCGGCCAGCCGCTCTTCACGGGTGCGGCCAGTGACGCTCTTGGCCTCGTTGAGCGAGTCGACGGCGGCGCGGGCGCGCTCGGCCGACGACGTGATGCGGTCCATGCCCTGGGCGCCGCTCGCGCCGAGTTCCTGCAGGCTGCCGCCGGTCTGGCTGGCGATCTGCTGCATGCGGAGCATTTCTGCCTGGACGGCCAGCTCGGACGGGACCACGCCCAGGTTGGCGGCGGTGGCGGCCTCGCGGAATTGCTCGAAGGCGCGGATCTTGTCGGACAGGCCGACGCTCGTGCTGTTGCGGATCTGGTCCCAGGCGGCGCGGAAGGTGTCGGCCGTCTGCTGCATCTGGGCCTGCGTGCGCAGGCCGAAGGTGCGCAGGGCTTCGTCGAGGCTGGAAACGCCTGGGCGGATTTCGTCCAGCTTCGCGCGCGCCTGGTCGAGGCCGGCGGCGAGTTGCTGGCCAGTGACGAGGCCCTGGGCGCCCAGCGCCTGCCAGCGGTCGATGACGGCTTGCACGGCGCGTTCGGTCTGCGCGGCATCGAGCGCGCGGTCGAGGCTGCCCGCCAGGGCGCGGCCGGCGTCGGCGCCGCGGATGCCGAGCTGATCGAGGCTGCGGGTGAGCGTGTCGACGT